CGCGGTCGGACCCGAACGTCTGGGTGATCGCATGGTCGACAATGCCATAGACGCAGAGCGGAAGCGCGACGTTCGCCGGTGCCTCGTTGACGTAGACGCGACCGCCGAATCCCTGAAACCACGAGGTAGCCGCTGACGATGTGATCGCGGCCGCGAGCGTGTCAAGGATCGGTTTCATCGAGACCTCAATCCGATCTGCCGTAGTGCCTTGTTGATCTGCGCCCGGACCGTCAGGCCAAGCGTCTTCGCGATCGTTCGCATCGCCGGCCTGAGATACGGACGCGGGAAGATGCGAACGGAACCGAACTCAAGCGTCTTCGCATACGGCACATTCGATCCGATCGACCAGCCAAGCCGGCGACCAGCGGCGACGCGAGCAGGCTGTCCGACCTGCCATGAGCGGCGAAGGTGTCCGGTCTGCACGGCAGGAGGTCGACCCGGAGCGCTCGAACGGTATCTAGATCCCGGCCAGAGCGTGCCGGTTCCGGCTTGGCTTAGCGTGACCTTGATCTCGCGCTGCAACTGGATGAGGCCGATGAGCGTCCCTTGGGCGCAACCGGTGACGATCGCGTCGGCGATCGCCTTACCGTCGAAGTTGAACGAGGCACCGCCGGCCGGACCTGACTTGCCACCCTTAGCCACGCGGATAATCCTCCTCAAGCGAGCAGATCTTGTGGCACATCGGATCGCTCGTCGACCGGTCGTTCGGGATGCGTACCGCATCGACCCGGTAGGTACGCGTCTCGGTCGCGACCGAGACCGTCAGGAGGTCTTCAGGCTGCACGTCCACGGCACCCAAGCAGTAGAGGGTCGCCGGGTTGCGGAGGTTCTCGCGGCCGTAGCGCAGCCCTACGGCACCGCCGCCGACCTGCAGATACCCAGTGATCGCCGCGGTCGTCGTGCCGGCCGTCGTGCTCTGCGCGGCACCGCCGCTTACGTCGCGAATCCAGACCGGCCGCTGCCTCGCGAGCGTCCGGCCATACGACGAGATGAGCGCGTCGATGCTCACCGGATGCGGTTCCTCGAACCGAGCCGGGACCGGATGAGATCGAGCGTAGCCGTAGCCGAGCCGAGGCTGTACGAGTAGTCGCCGAGACTCTCCGACTGGACGCCGCGATCCCGCTTGCGATCTCGGTACATCTGTCCCGCGGCTTCGAGGCACACCTGCTCGATGTCGTAAGGGATCGTTTCGTAGCCGCCGACGTAGTGAAGCAGTACGTTCCTACGGCCTTGCTCGAACGACTGCATCCAATGGTCGCTCGGCCACGAGTCCGAGATGAGGCTGACCATGCCGCCGGTGTACCCGATCCGGGTGTCGAGCGTAACGTCCCATGCGGCCGTGAGGTACGCGGTCGTCTGGAACACGTTGAACCCGCCGGTCGGGTGCAGCAACTGGACCGGCCCGTCGAACTGGCTCGTAGCCGTGTAGCCAGTAGTCGCGTTGATCGCGGTCGCCATCTCCGCAATCGTCTTTTTCGAGCCGAACGAGAGCGTGGTCTGGTGCTTTTGGCCGGAACTGTCCAGCCGGCAGAGGTACACCCTGTCCTCTTGCACGCTAATGCTCAGGCCGATGTCATTCGCGCCCGGCGCTCCGTTCACCGTGATCGCCGTCTGGCTGCCGACCGCGACGCATTCGATCCGGGTGATCGGAGGGTTCGATACGGACAGGTCTTTCGTCCTGCCGTTGACGTCCTTCCACTCCCAGTATTCGCGCGACATGATCTTCCGGCCGAGCACGTTCTCGATCGTGGCCGATGCCGCGTCGATCGCATCCTCGAGCAGCGCCTCGTCGGTCGCGGCCGGTATGCCGAGATACGCCTGGAGTTTCGCGAGCGTGGTGAGAGCGTATGTATCGACTGCCATTCAAGACCTCGCGTAGTCCGGCCGTCCCTCGGTCACGTACTTCGAATGATACTGGTGCCGTGCGGCGAGCCTCTGGTCCGGCCAAGTCACCATCACCTGGATGTGTCCGATGCGGACTCGGTTCGCCTGCCAGACCTTGAATCCGGTTCGCTTCCACTGGCGCCAAAACTGGATGTCGTCGTCGATGCGGCCTTCGCCCCAGGTGCCGTCCGATGCCGGCGACCCGTGGAACCACGGCTTCGGCAGGTTGCGGAGCGCATCGGCTCGGACGAGCGTAAGGCCGAAGTGTGCGGTCGCGACCTCGATCGCGTCGGCCGTGATCTCCTCAAGCGTGAGCGAGTTCCGGGCGTTCCCTTCGGCATCCTCGCAGGTGATCAGGACCGTATCGCGCTCGCGCCCGATCTGCATCGCGGCCACCGCGTCGAGGTTCTTCCGGGTCGCCAACCGGTACAGGTCGATGACATCCTGCTTCTCGAAGATCGAGTCGTAGTCGAGCGTCAGCACCCATTCGCAAGACGGCTTCGCGATCGCCTCGGACATGAGCCGCGCGAGACACTGGCCCCAGAAGGCGCCGGTGTGCTTCGTGATGTTGATCTTCAGCGGTATAAGCGCCGCAATAGCGCAAAACATGTTCTCAGTCCACGCGAGCCGCGGCATCGAGACGAGCGCTTCGACGTTCCGGAGTTCGGTGATGGCCGGGATCTTGACCGCTTCGAGGCTGACCGCGGTCGGATCTTCGCCGGCCTTCCACGGCCGCACGTCGTCGAGGCCTGCGGCCTTCATCGTGTCGCCGAGTTTCTGCCGGTTCCAGATCGAGCCGTGTTCGCCGGCCTTCCCCAAGAGCCGCTCCTCGACGTCTGTGGGCGTCCCGCCCTTGTAGGCGTCGATGAGCCGGTCGAAGTCCGGGACGCTTACGCGGAGTTCTCCGCCTTCCCTGAGTTTCGCTGCGAGTTTGGCGACCGCCTCGGTTGCGCCGCCGCCGACGAACCTTGCGAGATCGTCCTTGACCTCGATCGAATCGCACGATCCGTCCGCATACGGAAGCGCCATCGCCTCCTCGGCCTTGTGGTCCCGGAACGTGCCGCCGTGCCAAACCGTGATGGACATGCTTGTTTCCCTCGAAGTGAACAGGGCCGGCTCCACGCGAAGCCGGCCCTGCCCGACCCGTGTTAGGCGGATGGTATCAAGCGATGACCGAAACCTGAGCGCCGTTGCTGTTGCTTGCCGCCGGGCTGTTGTTCCCGAGCAGGCAGACAATCGGCGAGACGAGAGCGGTAGCCGACGAATGGGCGCGAGCGCCGATCCGGATGAACCGCTTCTTCCCGACGAGGCTCGTAGAGAAGAAGGCGACCGGACCGGCAGCGGCGACAGTCGCATTGTCCGTCGCAGTGACCGCCGTCACCTGGGTAGCCGTATAGGTGAACCCGGAGAGCGCCGCGAAGTTGGCGGTCGTGGTCACGTCGGACTCTTCAAGGACGAACGCGTTGTAGCCGTTCGTGCCTCCGGCGGTGCTGGAGTACGAGGCAACGATGAAGGTCGCCGCGTCGGCTCCCTTGGTGTCGATGCGAGGACCGTAGGTGTAGCCGGTGGTGACGGTCGAGACCGTGCCAGCGAGGGCAACGACGGCCTTTGGATTCTGAATGGGAATCATGGGAAGGAACCTTTCGTCAAGCGAATGAGTTGCCCGTTTAGAGCGTGTTGGAAATGAACTTGACGCCGGCGGCGCTGGGCGTCACGGGTGCGATGCCGGGATCGTCGAGGAGGCAGATCGCCGTGACGACGTTTGTCGTCGCGATCGAGTTTGCCGTCTTCATCCGGATGTACCGCTTCTTGCCGCGCAAGTCGACGGATATGTTCGCGAAGGGATCCTTATTCGCCAGCGCCGTAGTATCGACCTGAGTGGGCAGGCCGCTGGTGATGCTGTAGAACTCGGAGAACGAGGTGGCGTTCGTATCGTCCGCGTGCTCGATCGAGAACGATGCCGGCGTAGCCGACGTGTTCGCAGCCTGCACGATGACGATGAAGGACGCCATGTCGTAGCCCTTGCAGTCGATCGTGTTTCCGGTGACGGCGCTGGTATTCGTCGTCTGCCGGTTGATCGCGATCTGCGCGAGGATGTTTTGGACAGGCTTCATTGAATCTCCGGAGAGGGCCGGGCCGCCACTAGGGCGACCCGGCCCCGAGGGAAGAGCAGGGATTAGGCCGAGGTGTTGTAAAGGCCGACGATCGGTCCGGCCTCGACGGTATCGCCGACGTTCGCGACCTTGATGTCAAACCGCTCGGTGCCGCGAACCGCGATCTCGTCCTGCTCGAACGCGTTCAGCGCCGAGTCCGAGAACGCGATCGAGGTCTGGCGACGGTCGCCGAAGTAGGCAGCCATCGACAGGTCGCCGAAGAGCAGCGGGATCGAAGTCGCGGTCGAGGATCGAGTGAGGACCTGGGTGAACTCGACCGGATAGCCGAAGAAGACGGGAGTGGCCGTGCCGTCTCGGATCTCCCGATTCGTCACGCCGCCGGCCTTATAGGCTTCCTTCTCCATGACGGCGTGATAGAACGCCTTCGAGCAGTACCACTTGCAGGCCGGCGAATCGGCGTACGCAGGGAGCGCCGCCTGGACGGCGTTGAGATCCTGAAGCGTGATGGCAGACCAGCCGGTGCCAGTCGGATCAAAGAGTCCCTTGATGTTGCCGATGGTGCCATCGACATCGAGGAGCGACTGGGTAACGCCGACGATGCCGCCGAAGGTCGAGGTGCCGGTGCCGGTGAAGCCGCACTCGTCCTCCTTCAGAGCGAACGCGTACGCGATCTCGTTCGCGATGTCGTCGCCGAGGTTGACGATGGCGTCCTCGTTGAGCTCGTTCGAGGCCGTGGTGAGGACCATGAACTTCTGAGCAACGAGGTTCACCTGGTCGAACACCTGCTCGGACTCGGTGCCGGGAGCGGCCTCGCCGATCGCGTAGGCGGTGAGCGTGGTCTTGCGACGCGGCATCCGCTTGGTGTCCGAGGTCATCGGGACGATCTTCGCGTTGCGGCGGAAGACGCCGTAGCGCTCGCGGAGCGAGATCAGCGACGAC